TTACGCTGAAGCTAGATTCTTGTATGGATACAAGTTCTAAATTGTAAGGAGGGGTTGTTACCCTCCTTTTTTTGTGTTATAATATATAAAATAAAAATTTTTTATGGATAAAGATAAATTAAAGTTGATTGTCCGTAACTTAGAATTATTAGTTGATTCTTTAAAGGCAGAGGTGTATTCTGATGTTGATGCTTATAAAAGTTCAAAAACATATGATTCCTCTATATCGAGTTATGATGAGGTTTATGATGACGACGACGGGTATCCAGACTAATGAGATCTAAAGAACTAGTAAAAAACTTAAAAAAAGCTCTTAAACAAGATTATTTGTATAATGGAGAAGAATTGATTTTTATGAAAAAACAACTTAGAATGTTGGAAGAAGGTCTTTTAAAAGCACGTAATAAACCTGAAGGATTTGGTAAATGAACGTAAAACTTGTTAGTATTACTCCTGATGCGGAGCAACTTATGGCATATATTGCCAGAGTATCTAATCCATCTAATCAGGATAATGAAAAGTATTCAGGACTATTAAAGTATTGTATCAAGCATAATCATTGGAGTGTCTTTGAGCAGTCTACTATGACACTTGAGATTGAGACTACTCGTGCTATTGCTGCACAGATACTAAGACATAGATCTTTTACATTTCAAGAGTTTTCTCAAAGGTATGCTGCCAGTACTGCATTGGGTAAGATTGATTTACCAGAACTACGTAAACAGGATGCAAAAAATCGTCAAAATTCTACTGATGATCTTGATGATTTTGTAAAACAAAAAATGCAAATGCAAATGAAAACCCTGTTTGATTCTGCAACCGCATTATATAATCAAATGTTAGAGGAGGGAGTTGCAAAAGAGTGTGCTAGAATGGTATTACCACTCTGTACTCCTACGAGGATCTACATGACGGGTTCATGCCGTTCTTGGATACATTATATCAATTTGCGTTCTGCACACGGTACACAGAAGGAGCACATGGTAATTGCAGAGGGATGCCGAAAGGTGTTTACCGAACAATTTCCTGCAGTATCAGAAGCCCTTGAATGGGTCTAAATAAATTTACAATGTATTATAGTTATGGCAACATATCCTGTGGTTCACAAAGAAACTGGTGAACAAAAAGAAGTTAGATTAAGTATTCATGAATGGGCTAAATGGTGTGAAGATAATTCAGATTGGAAAAGAGATTGGAGTGATCCTTCAACCATGCCTGGCGTGGGAGAAGTTGGAGACTGGAGAGATACATTACGAAAAACCAAACCTGGTTGGAACGATGTTCTAAGAAAAGCACAGAAAGCACCTGGATCTGTAGTGAAACCTCTTTCATAATATGGCAAGAAGAAAAAGAGCTAATGGTGACCAACCTATTGGAGTTGGATTGACCACTAAACAGATGAAGAGAAAAAAACCTTTGAGTTCTGATTATTTGGTTAATATAGAATCTCTTAATGATAATCAACAAAGATTATTTAATTCATATAAAAATGGTAAACATTTGGTTGCCTATGGTTGTGCTGGAACTGGTAAAACATTTATTTCATTGTATAATGCTATAAAGGATGTTTTAAGTGAGAATACACCTTATGAACACATTTATTTGGTTCGTTCTCTAGTTGCCACCAGAGAAATTGGTTTTTTACCTGGTGATCATGAAGATAAGGCAGATATATATCAAATTCCTTACAAGAATATGGTAAAGTATATGTTTCAAATGCCGTCTGATGCAGACTTTGAAATGTTATATGGTAACCTTAAGTCTCAGGAAACAATAAAATTTTGGAGTACATCATTTCTTCGTGGAACTACATTAGACAACTCTATTGTAATAGTGGATGAATTTCAAAACTTAAATTTTCATGAACTTGATAGTATTATTACCAGAGTTGGTGAAAATACCAGAATTATTTTTTGTGGAGATGCAAGTCAGTCTGATTTAGTTAAAACTAATGATCGTAATGGTATTGTTGATTTTATGAACATCTTGCGAAAAATGCCATCTTTTGATACAATAGAATTTGGTATTGATGATATTATTAGGTCAGGCCTTGTAAAAGAATATCTTATGGCAAAAGTTGAAGCAGGTATTTAATGTTTAATCATGTTGATTTAAATCTTGAACCTCTCAAGAGAGAGACTATAGATGGTGTTCGTTATTATTCTATTCCAGACGAAGAGGAATTAGTTAAATTAGTTTCTATTACTTCTGTTACTAGTCATTTTAATAAAGAGATCTTTATTAATTGGAGAAAGAAGGTAGGTAATGAGACTGCAGATAAAATCACAAAAGCGGCTACAACCCGTGGAACTGATATGCATACTCTTACAGAACATTATCTAAAAAATGATGAAGAACTTCCTACTGTTCCACCCATTTCAGATTTCTTATTTAAGATTGCCAAACCAAAGTTAAACTTAATTGATAATATACATGCTTTGGAAGGTGCCCTATATAGTAAAGAATTGGGTATTGCTGGAACTGTTGATTGTATTGCAGAATATAATGGGGAGTTGTCGATAATAGATTTTAAAACATCTAAAAAACCTAAACCAAGAAATTGGATTGAACATTATTTTGTTCAAGCAATGGCATATGGATGTATGCTATACGAAATGAAAGATATTTCGATAAAAAAACTTGTAATCATTATGGCTTGTGAAAATGGAGAATGTGTCGTCTACGAAGAAACCAATAAAGCAAAATATATTAAACTCCTCGGAGAATATATTAGAAAGTTTGTTGGAGATAAATTGGAGCTCTATGGAACCAAATAAAGAATTAGAAAAGGAAATAGAAAAGAAATTTCTAACACCATCAAAATTTGCCATGGAAATTGAAACTATTGTGGCAAATGAAGATATGAATTATATTGATGCTATTTGTCATTATTGTGAAATTAATAAACTTGAGATAGAATCTGTTACAAAATTAGTTTCTAAACCTCTCAAAGAGAAATTGAAATGGGATGCTCAACAACTTAATTTTATGAAAAAAACGTCTAGAGCTAAATTACCATTATGATTTTTTATTTACCGTCACCAGCATATGTACCTCCAACTCAAGCAACATTTATTGAGACTAGAGTATTAGTTGTAAAGCATACTACTGGTAGTGAATTAAAATCTGAGATGGTTAATCCAGAGATTCCTAATCCTTTTTATTATAGAAATTTTTTTGAATGAAAACTATATCATATGAAAATCCTTTTCCACATTTAATTGTTAATGATTTTTATGATAAAAATGAACTAACTTTAATATGGGAGGAACTTAATTTTTTTACTAAACCAGATAAACTTCTCAAAGCTAAAAATTATGGTGGAATTGAAGATAGAACAAATGCTCGTGCCGTGGTATTGGATGAGGTATTTCTAACTCATCGTCAAATGTCTAATATTCTAACTGTCAATAGAAAATTATTTAAAATTGGCATATTAAAAGAATTTGGTAAAATTCATGATTGTTGTTCTATTGCCGAAGATTGTAATTGGGATATAACTAAATTGAGATACTATCATAATGGTGAATATTATGAACCACATACTGATAGATCTATGCAATTTTTAGGATTTTCTTATTTCTACAAAGAACCTAAAAAATTTAGTGGTGGTGAACTAGTATTTCCTAAGTATAATTATCAATTGACATGTGAAAATAATTCAATTATAATAATGCCTGGTTGGGTTGAACATAGTGTGAATGAGGTAAAAATTGAAAATTCTGATTATTATGATGGTTGGGGTAGGTATGCCATTACAAGTTTTTTTGGCACTAATGACAAAAAAATCAATAAACAATATAAATGAAAGTGACACCATTTGAGACGTATCAAACTTATCTTTCTATGAAAAGTCATTTTACCAATCCTAAGTATGACTTTATAAAATATAGAGGTAAATCAAGAGCCACTATATCATCCTTCAATAAGAGAAAGGATAAGTATTGGTTTGAAAAAACTTCTAGAAAATATTCTGATGAAGAAGTGTTAAATTTTCTTTTAGCAAATTTTGTAAACACTAACACACCCCAAAACTTATGGATCGGAGAGATAATCAACAGTGGAGAAAGAACCTACGCAGAATGGATGAGACGGAAACAGAGTATGACTTATATTTTCAAGGAGCAAACAGAAAAACTTCTCTCAGAGAACGACTTATCGAAAGTGTTCAATTGCTCGAAGGGACATCCCCCATTATTAAAAAAATATCTAGGTGGAGAAATTTCGCTAGAAACACTTATAATACTGGAAAAAGTTTTTTCTTTCGTAAAAAACTTTGATAAAAATTTAAAGGATCCAGTATGGGAAACCGTAAGTTTAAAAATTAAAAAATATATACCTTTCCTAAATATTAATGTATTCCAATATAAAAAAATTTTACGAGACTTAATAAATGAGTGATTTCTTTAATTCTGAAATAGTTCAAGATGAATTGAACGAAATTAATGATCTCCAAAAAGAAATTTATGGAGATGCTTTTAATTTTCCATTATTATCTCGTGAAAGTAGATTGAAACACATTGATCGATTGAAAAATTTATTAGAAAGGCAGAAAGTTATGTATACTAGATTATCTCTTTCAGAAGATCCACAAGCTCTTGAACTAAAATCTCAAATAGAGGAATCAGTTACTATGTTGGGTTTTCCTACAGGAACTAGTATGAGTGTATTGTTTGACGATATGAGTCAGACAATCGAAACACTTGAATCTGCTGTTGACTTATAGTATATTTTTTGTTATAATTTAAACATCCAATTAATCCAATTAATCCGAGGTAATCTAATGTCGTTTGCTAATCTTAAAAAGCAATCAAAACTAGGCTCTCTTACACAAAAACTTGTGAAAGAAGTCGAAAAAATGAATAATAACGGTACATCAGGTGATGACCGTCTATGGAAATTAGAATGTGATAAATCAGGTAATGGTTATGCTGTTATCCGTTTCCTACCTGCTCCAGATAAGGAAGATCTACCATTTGTAAAACTATACTCCCATGCCTTTCAGGGGCCTGGTGGTTGGTATATTGAGAACTCTCTAACCACTCTTGGTCAGAAAGATCCAGTGTCTGAATATAACACTCAACTCTGGAACAATGGCACAGATGCGGGTAAAGATGCTGCTCGTAGACAGAAGCGTAAACTTACTTATATTAGTAACATCTATGTTGTGAAGGATCCTGCTAATCCTGAAAATGAAGGTAAAGTATTTCTATACAAGTATGGGAAGAAAATCTTTGACAAACTAACTGCAGCAATGCAACCTGAGTTTGAGGATGAAGAAGCAATTGATCCATTTGATTTCTGGCAAGGTGCCAACTTCAAGTTGAAAGCAAAGAATGTTGCTGGTTATAGAAACTATGATTCTTCTGAGTTCACTGCCGTCACTCCATTATTGGATGATGATGATGCACTAGAGGGACTTTGGAAAAAAGAAAGTTCTCTTCAAGAGTTTGTTGCAGCAGATCAGTTCAAATCTTATGAAGATTTGAAGAAGCGTCTTGGTTATGTTCTTGGTAATAAGACTACAGTTCGTGAAGATGTAGAAACTGTTGATGAAGATGATGATCGTGGTTCAGCAGAACAATTAGTTACTGCTGCCGTAGCTTCAAAACCTTCTCCCGTAGAAGATGATGAAGATGATGCACTATCATACTTTGCTAAATTAGCAGAATAATGTTAATTGATTTTAAGACCCCTTTACAGGGGTCTTTTTTTATTCCATTGTAACTCTGGTGTTCTCAGTTCTTATTAACTTATCATTTATACGTTCAGAAGATTGTTGATATACCATAATGTCTCTCATATCATTTAGGAATTGTTGTAAATATTGAGATCTAAGAACAAATATACTTCTTTTTCTATTATTTTTAAGAACTTCATATTCATAATTACTAACACCACTAATAGTATTTGAAGATGTTGGTGTTATATACGTGCCATTTTCACTATATGTAACAGAAAAATTACTATCAACAACTTGACCAGAAGGAAGAATTAATCTACCTATAGAATCTTTAATTTCTTTAGTTTCATAGTGATGATTGCTGTTTATATTAGCAAGACCATATTTACTTTCAACAAAATCATATATCTCTCTATCAGATAAAGGCCATTCGTCTCTTACATTAATGATACCAGCAGTTAATAATACAACCCAATCTAGTTGATCATCCCCATATATTTCTTCGGCAACCGTATCAGGTCGGGCACCTTCCATTATTTCATACTTATTAAAGAGAGTAAAAACATTCTGCAAATCATCACGTAATTTATTTCTTCTGAATAAATTTTTAACTTTTACGTAACTTTGAGAAGAAATACTATTTGATAGAAAATTTTGATATTCTAAATCTGGTAGTTCTCTGAAATATCCCATTTTAGTAACCTACTCCGTCTGATTCATCACCATATGCTTCATAATCTTCATTATAAACTGGTGTTAATTCTCTAAATGCCAATGTCATATTCATTGAAATTGGAGAACCATCATTATATGTTGCCCAAGTTCCATCACCAGTATAATTCATTTGCACATTTGTTAAAGCACAAAGTTTAATTCTATTTAAATAATTTCTTGCCTTTCCTTCATATTGAATCTCAAAAATATTTGGAGTTTTTAAGAAAGTACCTCCAGATCCTTTCGGGGCCATATTTCTTTTAAATGCCTTTATTATAGTTCTAACAGTTTCTGCTTCTTTTTGAAATCTTGGTGTAAATTTAAATTGAAAACCAAAGTTTCTTAAAGCTGGCCCTTTAAATAGTAACTCCATATTTGGATTTATAACTGATCCATTAGATCTTGCTAATATTTGGTCTAGAGATAAATTACCACCAATACTATTCATTGCTTGTGTGGCAAAATAATTTTTAATTAAATTTTTATTATTTGCTACGCTACCAACAAGGTCATTAATTGTTCCTCCTGCCCTTTCCATTTGGCCTGACATAACTTCTGTCCCAAATTTCATTCCTCCTTCTTGCAAGAAGTTCATATTTCCCTCACCATATGCTGTTTGGTTCGAGTCCACAAGATTGGCAGGAATAGGAAGTAAAATTTGACCCAATAAATCAGATTTCAAATTATCTTGATTTCTTGTAACAATACCTTCTCCTCTTTTATATTTGAATGCAGAAAATTTAATAAAGTCTTGACCACTTTCTATGGTGCTATATGGATATCTTAAATCATTAAATTTTTCTGGTTTACCTTGTTTACCTGGTCTTCTTACCACCTCTTTCGGCCGACTTTTATATTCTTTTACTTTTTCCTTTTCTTTTTTAGGATTTTCTGTTTTTTGAGGTGTAGTTACACTTGTACTACTAACCCCTTTAGTAGTATTTTGTTTACCACTACCTCTTGTATTTTTTTGTTGAGGACCACTAAAGTTTCCACCTTCTCTTCCTCTATCTTTTACACCACCACCTCTTGTATTATTTTGTTGAGCACCACTGTAGTTTCCACCTTCTCTTCCTCTATCTTTTGCTCCACCGCCTCTTACTCCTCTTGCCATATCGACCTAATTGATTGTTACTAACTATTTAGACCTATTTTTCCAAAAGGTATTTCTCTGGCATCCGCAATCTCATCAGGATAGATTTCATACAGTTGGCCGACTATCTCATTCCAAGTATATTGTCTCATTTGACCCCAATGATAATTTAAACCTTTAAAACCCCATTGAAATATATCAGTGACCGCAACTAATGGATGTGCATCATATTGAATAATTGGTGTTTTTGGTGCATATACAAATGTATAATACTTTCCTACATCTGGTACGGGTGTTACCGTTTTATTAAGAGCTTCCATCATTTCCAACATCAAATCATCAGGATCTTCTGTCCCTCTGATACCATTAACCACAGAACGTATTCTGTTATGTTTGTCTTCTGTTGGATAACTATATGTCATCTGGTAATACCTAGTTCGTCTTCGGTTAATATTTTAAATTCCAATCCTCTATCAAGACAATAATTTTTTGCTGCCTTCCACTTTGCCTGATTTTTTACATATTCACGAACTTCGTAAATATAACCTTTTGTTTTCTTTTTTTGTGGTTTGGGTTCGATACATTGTTTTTTGGGTTTTACTTCAATAATATATTTTTTAATCTTTCCTGTATTTTCTTTAACTTTAATATAAAAGTCTGGAAAATATCTATGAATTTTATTATCTAATGGAGAACGATATGGTAAAAAGACTTCTTCACTTCCCCATTCTAAAATATTTTGATTACTATCACAATATTTCATAAATTTTAATTCCCATAATGAACGATAGATGATGTTTCTAAAGTTACCTTTATATTTTAGGGGATTGTTTGGTTGATAACGACCCTTATAAGACATCTAAATAGAAATAATAATATAAGTATATTTAGAGTGTCAGGACTTATTTCAAATTATAAAATGACAGCACTTACTAAAATGGATATTAGTAAGGTATCTTTGAATAATCAATATCAAGTTAATATTTCAGGAATAACTGCAGATTTAAAAGGATATTTGGGTAGATATTATAATATTCCAAATAACTATGCATCTGGTGGTGATATTGGTATAATGTGTGCAGAAGCCACACTTCCAACTAGTTCGTTTGCTACATCAGAAGTTAAAGATAATTTTCATGGAGTAAATCAACAATTTGCTCATACAAGAATTTACATTGATAGTGATTTTTCTTTTTACATTGATGATAATTATAATGTTTTGAAATTTTTTGAAGGATGGATGGACTATATTTCAGGTGATGATAATAGTGAGTTTAGAAGAGATGATGATTTAAATTATTACAGGAGATTTAATTATCCTATGAATACTGATAGAAAAATTGGATATAAATGTGGAAGTTTAACAATATCTAAGTTTGAAAAAAATCTTGGTAAATCTATCAAATATAGTTTTATAAATGCATTTCCTAAAGCAATGATATCAATACCTGTTCAATATGGTGGTGCAGATCTTTTAAAAGTAAATGTTCAATTTGCTTATGATCGTTATAATCTTATCTAAATAAACTGCTATAAATAAACTTACTGAAGTGTGAAAACATTATGCCATTACCGAAAATTTCTACACCAACATATGAGTTGGTATTACCATCTACTAATAAAAAAGTTAAATATAGACCATTTTTAGTTAAAGAAGAAAAAATCTTAATTATGGCATTGGAATCTGAAGATCAAAAACAGATTACCAATGCAATAAAAACAGTTTTAGCTGACTGTATTTTAACTAGAGGTATTAAGGTCGATAAGATGGCAACATTTGATATTGAATATTTGTTTTTAAATGTTCGTGGAAAATCTGTTGGTGAAACTGTAGAAGTTAATGTAACATGTCCAGATGATGGGAAAACTACAGTTGAAATGGAGATTGATATTGATTCAATAAAAATTCAAAAGGATCCTAATCATACTAATATCATTAAATTAGATAATGATTTATCCATTCAGATGAATTATCCATCATTAAATCAATTTATCGAAACTAATTTTGATCTTAGTGATACTAAAAATCAAGTGGATCAATCTTTATATGTAATTATGTCTTGTATTAATCAAGTATATAATAGTGAAGAATCTTGGTCTGCTGCTGAATGTACAAAAAAAGAATTGAAAGATTTTGTTGAATCAATGAACTCTAAACAATTTAAAGAAGTTGAAACTTTTTTTGAAACAATGCCTAAATTATCCCATAAAGTCAAAGTAACAAATCCAGAGACTAAAGTTGAAAGTGATGTGGTAATTGAGGGATTAGCATCTTTTTTCAGTTAGCTCTGGCACATGAGAGTTTGGAAAATTATTATCGTACTAATTTTGCCCTCATACAGCACCATAAATATAGCTTAACAGAGCTTGAAAACATGATACCGTGGGAGAGAGAAATATATGTTTCACTTCTCCAACAATACATCGAAGAAGAAAATTTAAAACAACAGCAAAGTGGCAGCAATTACTCCTGAGATAGTACCATCAAACATTAAATTAAATGTAACCAACGTAAAAAGTATTTTTAACGGTGGCGGTAAGGGAGGTGCTATAACTCGTCGTAGATCAGGAGATATTATTCCTAAAGGTGGTGCCATTGTCTCCAAAGGTCGTGCTCTTAATACTGAAAAATTATTTGAATTAAATGATTATGATCCTTTAGAAAAAAGGGTTGCTGCGAATGAAAAGAAAATAACGATACTCAAAAGAATTATTAAAACCCAACAAAATCCATTTGGTGGTGGCCCTTTGGAAGAAATTAATTCTATTCTTCAAGATATTGGTAATGCACTATCATTAGATTTTGGGAATAGAATAACACAAAAAAATAATGAAATAGATGCTTTAAGAGAAGGAGCAGAAACTAAAAAAAGAGGTGGAATAGAGGCAGGATTAGAAACAGTCAATAAAATAACTAGTAAAGTAGGAACAGCATTTAGTGCTGTTACTGCTCCTGCAAGAAATATTCTTGATAAAGTTATAGGATTTTTTACTACCTTAGCAACAGGATTTTTAGCGGATAAGGCATTAACATGGTTGTCAGAAAATAAAGATAAAGTAACAGGATTTTTTGGATTTTTACAAGATCATGGAAAGAAAATTTTAATTGGTCTTGGAGTTCTTGTTGGTGGTGTTATTGCCGTTAAACTTGTTAAAAAAGTTAGGCAAGTTATTAGATTTCTTAAAACTAGTTTAGTCATTGTTAAGAATGCTCTTAGAATAGCAAGAATGTTGCTAAGATTTGGCCCTAAAGCATTAGGAAAAGTTGGTAAAGTTCTTAATACTAGTACTAAAATTGCTCCTAAAGTAACTCAAAAAACAACTCAAAAAATTGCTACAAAAGTAGCAAAAAAAGGTGGATTTAAAGCTTTGGGTATGTTCCCAATTATTGGAAATGTGATTGATTTGGGAATGGCTGTTTATCGTGCTTCTAAAGGTGACTTTACTGGTGCTGCACTTTCATTGGGTAGTGCTATTCCTGGCCCTATTGGTTATACTATTGCTGCAGCAGATATTGCAAGAGATGTAATATCTCCTTCTGAAGACAGACCTAAAGGCACACTGGGAACAGTTGCCGATACTTATAGTGATTTGGTCAATACCACTACCAATATGGATTTTTCTGGAAATGTTAAATCACAAAATCTTCAACAATCTACAAGAAATAATGTAACAATAATGGATACTATAAAAGTTTCTGATATGGTTAATAATCAGGGTACTGCTAATCCAAATATGGGTGGTGATAGTGAAAATTCCATACCTTTTGTTGGGGCAGAGGATGTTTCAAATTCTTATATACCTCTTACAAAAGATCTTTTGGGGGTATATGACTAATGGCCATCACATCTGCAAAACTAAAAATTACTGCTGTTAATATTAGAAGTGTGTTGAATAAAAATACCAAAACATTAGAAAAATTAAATTCTAAAAAAACAACTTTATCACGCAAATTAAGATTAAAAGCAGAGAGAGATGCAGCTGAAACAAATATAGAAAAGAAACCAAAAAAAGGCCCATTAAAAAGTATTCTATCCAATATATCAACTACTGTTATGAGTATAAAAGATAAAATATTAAATTTCTTTGGTTATCTTTTAATGGGAATGTTGGTTAAAAATCTACCCATAGTCATAGAAAAATTAAAATCTGCTTATGAATTTGTAAAACCTTTGATTGAAACTGCTTGGAAAGTTATAAGTTTTATTGGTAAATCTTTGTTTAAATTTGGTGGATGGATATCTGGATTATTTAATCGTAAAAAAGCAGAGGAAAACACCGATCTTTTATATGATAATTCTACTGTTTTGGAAGAAGAAATAGATACTATCAATATTGATAATTCAGAAGATAATATTCAGGAATCGACAACAGAATTAAAACCAAAACCTCTTTCCACAGATGAAATTCGTGCTGCTAATCCAGAAGTTGTATCAGGTACTCGTATAAATGAAATTGGTGCACTGGGAGGAGGAAAACCTTCCAGTGGAGACTTATCCATGTTTAAGGATAAATCAAAACCCCAATCAGAGACTACACCAAAAATGAATATAAATTCACAGATTGGTGATATAGTAAATGATAATAAAATTAATAAGATTATTCATAAGACAAATATGTCGTCATCTATTTTTAATAATGAGACTTCAAAAAAAGTGGTATCAAAAATTGAAAATAAAAATTCTAAAAATTTAGTAGGAAACCTTGATGATAAAACTAATACTGTAATAATTCCCATCGAAGTTGAAAAAATAATTCCAACAAATAAATCTAATGGGGGATCTAATACCATAAATTCAGTTGAACCATTAGCATCTGTTGGATCAGATATGAGGATGCCATAATGTCAGTACAATCATCAAAATATAGTATATTTAAAATCATATCTGCTGATGGTAAAAATGAGGTGGATTTTGCACAGGGTCAATTTAGAATTGCTAATTTTTACTATTATGAAAATGTATTATCACCATTTATAACAGGAATAGTTACAATTGTAAGTACAAGTGCAGTTACTCAATCTAAGGATGATACGCAGGAGAGAGTTGGATCTTTACATACTTCACTTCCATTGGAAGTAGGTTGTGAACTCTTGATAAAAATTGAAGATCCTATAGGAGAGGGATTGGATTTTTCATCTAAAAAAGATCCATTTAAAAGATTGTATGTTAATGAAGTTCAAATTATAGATAAAAAATCAACTTCTGAAATTATTCAAATAAGATTTATATCTAGAATAGGATTATTAAATAATACAAAAAGACTTACTAAACATTACACAGGTAAAATTACAAATTCTATAGAAAAAATTCTTAAAAATGAATTTAAATTAGATACGGATAGAATTAATATTGATGATTGTAGTAATCCATACTCCTTTGCTGGAATGACAAAAAGGCCTTTTGATTTAATTCTTATGCTTGCAAAACAATCAGTACCAGAAAATACTTCAAATCCTGGTTATTTTGCTTATGAAACAAAAAGTGGTTTCAATTATGTTTCTGTTGATTCAATTATTAATAATGATCCATATGACAAAACATATCATTATGATGGTAAAGTTCAATCAACATCACAAACTAGGGATGAAAGTAATGATTATAAGATAGCATCTTTACAAGTAATAAAGGATCAGAATTTAATGTCTCAAATTAGATCTGGTGTATATGCAAATAAAACTATATTTTTCAATCCCCAAACTTACAAGTTTACAGAAATTGATGTTACTGTTGATGATGGAAGATTATATAAAGATCCAAAATTTTCTACGCTAGGAAAAAAACCAGAAATTCCTAAAATATTATCTGAAAATTTTGAACAAGGAAATAAATTTCATAGAGTGCAAACTGCAGTATTAAATATCGGAGGTGAATCTGAAAGTATTAATCCTAATAATAGTCCTGAGTTATACTATGCTGCTGGAACCACTAGATATAATATGCTTTTTTCACAAAAACACTCTATAACAATTCCTTGCAATACTGATCTGGAAGCAGGTAATACTTTACGTCTTGAAATTGAAGATATCACTGATAAAAAAGAACAAGGGCCAGATCAAAAACAAAGTGGTGTTTATATTATTTCATCTTTATGCCATTATTTTGAATCAGAAAAATCTGTAACTTCGTTAACTTTAGTACGTGATTCCTATGGATTGCATGCTTCTAAAAATTCATCTAAATCTAATGCATCAACTAAATTTAGTAATAAAAGTAGAACTAGACGTGGAGGTAGAAGATAATGTTGTATAATTCTGTATCAGATCATGACTTTTATGGACTTGCAACTCATGAATGGATTGGTATTATTTTACCTTATGAATCTCAAAAAAATCAAATTGATGGTAATTCTGGTTTCGGATATAGATTTAGAGTCGCAATCATGGGATATCATCCTTTAGATAGTTCAATAAAAGATGAAGAAATAGTTTTTGCTCTGGTTGCTCTTGGTGTCTCTGATGGAAGTGGTGCAGCAGGTAGAAAAAAAGATCCAGCACTATCTCAAGGTGATGTTGTTCTTGGTAAATTTTTAGATGGTGATCGAAAACAAAATCCTATAATATTGAATGTTTTAGGTAGATCTTCGGGTATTAGATATGGTAAAGGTAGATTTGATTCAAAAACTGGATTTGTTGGATCAACTAAGAAAGGTAATTTACTTAATGCTATTGCTAATCAAAATGAAGAAACAAATGAAAATATTGGGTTAAATTCTCCTAGAGCTGTATCATCATCAAATAATAAAAGACAACCACCCATAGAACAGATGGCTCAACAGGGATTAAATCCTAATGTACTACCATCGAATGTTAAATTAGCAACACCACCACCAAAAAATTTAGATCAAACAACTATTAACACTGTTAAAAATTTAATAGAAGCAAATCCTCCCTCGGAAAAAATACAAAATGCTATAAAAGGATATAAAAATACATATCCAGAAGTTTTTAATGATGTTTCACCAATAGATAATGATTTACTTTCTTCAGAAGAACAAATAAAAAGATTTAATTTAATTAAAACTCATAGAACAGTACCAGTGCCTGATAGTATTACCACTGGATTTCATATTGTTTCCCCAAATGCATGTAAAGATAGCACATTTGATCAAATGGAATCTAATTTGAAGAATTTTTTTAGTAAAATTAATGCTCCTGGAAGTTCATCACTAAACTTACCTAATGAGATTAAACAAATGTCTAAGGTAATGAGTCGTGGTATGAATGGTTATGTTAATAAAATAACTGGTTCTTTAAATGATAAAATGGCAGGATTGATGAGTTCTGGATTTGATGGAATAGCAACATCTTATCAAACACAAGCAGATTTGGGATTGATACCTTATAGTAAAGCTATTGAGTTAATTAAAGCAGAGCAAGAGGGTCTTCTGCCTTCTATTAGTTCATTATTAGATGGAGTCAATTGTGTAGGCCCAAAAATAATGAATGCCTTGACTGATACTTTAAGTGATTTACTCACATCAGCAATGAAAAATGTAACTAATGTCCCTGCATGTGCTGTGGAACAAATGATGGGTGCTGTTACTCATGAAATCGCAAATACCATAGATGATGCCATAACTCCACTTTTAACACCTCTTACAGGAAAGTTTGGAATAGACTTTGATATACAGGAATTTGTGCTTGGTGGTGTAGATGTTTTTAAAAGAGTAGATGCTTTCCTTAGTTGTGATGACAAACAAAATTGTTCTTCCACTGATAAAACCATAATTGGTAAAGGTAACCAAATGGTTAAGGGAGTCGGTGATCTTAAATCAAATTTTAAAAATGTTTTTGATGGTAATAGTTTAAATACTCTTTCTAATGCATCAAATAAAATTAAAACTCCTTTTGAAGAAAAATATGGTTCTTGGGATATTTTTGGAGGTTCTTCGTCAAATACAACATCTTTAAGTTCTTGTAATACTGGAAATCCTTTTAAATGTGGAGCTCCAACTGTTGATATATTTGGTGGTGAAGGTGTGGGTGCAGCTGGTAAAATTATTTTTGGAAAATTTATTAATAGATTAGATACTGAAGATATATTTGCTGCAGTAAAAAGAACTGCAAGTATTGTTGGTGTTGAAATAACTGATCCTGGAAGTGGATACACGGAAGATCCAATAGTAAAGTTTAATGATAATTGTAATCAGGGGTTTGGAGCATATGCTAGAGCACACATAGATTCTAATCCACAATCTCCTACATATGGACAACTCTCTAGTATAACAATACTCACTTCTGGTGAAAATTATCCCGTAGAAGATGATGAGACACCTTTATTCATAAGTAAAGTTATTATTGAAAATCAAGGTGAAGGATATAACGAAAATGATACTTTAGAAAATTTTAATTTGAACATAATTGATGGTAGAATTGTAGGAGGTAAAATGATTAATGATATTCCTTATGACGATTTACCTAATCTAAATATTAATAGTGATACTGGAGTTGGTGCTATCTTAAGACCAATAATGTCTAAAACAAGACCTCAAGGTGAAGTTGTTCAAGTTATAGATTGTATTAGTGGTAAGAGAGAGTTAGTCGGTTATGTAAATGGTGTTTCATATTATGGCCCATTTCATTTCCATCCAACAACTGGTGTAAAGATGGTTGGTGTCGTACACACAACCTTACCTCATGAAATAATCTATGATACTCCAGAACAAAGTTTTGGAACAGCAGTTAGTGTTGCGTCTACAATGACAGTATCTTCATCCCCACAGACAAATGTTTCCAGCACCACAACCCAGACTACTACAAGTAGCACTACTCAAACTAACACAACTAACAACACAAGTCAGCAAACGACTGGACAGAGTAACACTTCTGTTTCTGATA